CCGGCAGCGGAACCGGGTCGGTCCGCGAGATCAGCGGTTGGACGCAATTGACGCAGATCCTGGAGTCCGGATCGAATGGTGGAGAGCAGCAGTTCCTCGAGTACCAGTTCCTCGAGGCCGATGCGCAAGTTCGCATTCCGACATTCAAGTCAGCTGCTGGTCTCACGTTCAGCATCGCCGACGATCCGGCACTGGCCGGCTACATCCTCGCGAGTGCCGCGAACGACGACCGGGCGCAGCGTGCCGTGAAGATCGTGCTGGCCAACGGCTCGGTCATTCTCTACAACTGCTACGTCTCGCTGAACAAGACGCCGAGCCTGACGGTGAACAACCTGATGGCCTGCCAGGTCACGCTGTCGATGCTGAACGAGCCGATGCGCTACGCCTCCTGATGGCGAAGCTGTCGCTGGTGGCGAATCCGACCTTCCAGGCGAAGGTCGCGATTCCGGTGGCCGGTGGCGCGGCGGTGGACGTGCTGATGACGTTCAGGCACCGAACCAAGAAGGATCTCGAGGAGTTCGTCAAGTCTCGCGCGGACGAGTCGGACGTCGAGTCGTTCATGGACATGGTGATCGGCTGGGAGCTGGAAGATCCGTTCAACGCGGAGTCCGTCAGCCTGCTGCTAGAGAACTACATCGGCGCGGCCGTCTCCACCTACCGCACGTACCTGTCGGCGCTCGTCGAGGCCAAATCGGGAAACTGAGACGGGCCGCGGCAGCACTCTACACGGAAGCACCGAGCGAGGCAGAAGCCGCCGCGTTCGGTTTCACGGTGGAGGAGGCCAGCGGCCCGCCGGTCGAAGTGTGGCCGGACAACGTGCAGGCGCTGAACGTGATGATCGCGATGGGTACTCAGTGGCGGGTAGGGATGGCCGGCGCGACTGGTCTCGACTACTCGGCGCTGCCTGCCGTGATGCGCCTGGTCGGCGTTCCAACGGCCGATCGCGGTGAGGTGTTCGATGCCATCAGGACTATGGAAGACGCAGCGTTGCAAACCATGCGGAAGAAAAAATGACTGACGTAATCGGCAGAGGCGTAATCGAAGTCTCGGCAGACGCCACCAAGCTGAAGGCCGGGATCGAGGACGCGAAGCGAAGCATCAAGTCGCTAGGCATTGCTTCTGCTGACGCCACTAAGTCGCAGAGCCAGTCGATCGACAGGTACGTCAAGCAGCTCGGGATTGCAGCTGTCACGACTGGCAAGTCCGGCCGCGAATTGGAGTTGTACAAGCTCGCGCTGCGGGGTGCCAATGCGGAGCAACTGAAGGCGGCGGACTCGGCACTGAGGATGTCCGAGGCATACGCCAAGGGGCAGCAGATCGGATCGGTGATGAAGGAGGGTTTCGTACTGCTTGCGAAAGCCGCCATAGCCGGCGCGACCGCAGCGGTAGTTGCCTTCGAACTTCTGATTCGTAAAGCAGGCGACTTCCAGGACATGGCGGAGAAGACAGGCGACACCGCAGTCAACTTCGCATCGCTGGCAGTGGCGGCCGGAACAGCGAACACGGAAATGGGAGATCTGGTCGCGACTTCCATAAAGATGAACAAGAACCTTGTCGGAGTCGATGACGACGCCAAGGCTGCGGGTGCTGCGTTGAAGGCGCTCGGACTGGACATAGTCAAGTTCAAGGAACTCAAGGCGGCAGATCAGTTCGAGACAATCGCCAAAGCACTCAAGAAGTTCGCGGACGGTCCCGAGAAGGGGAACGTCCTGGAAGGATTGGCAAAGGGATTCGCGAAGCTGCAGCCGTTCTTGATCGAACTCGGAGCGGAGAGCGGCAGGCAGTACATCCTTACTCAGAAGCAGCTTGACCTAGCTGACAAGTACGCAGACTCGCAGTCGAGACTGCGCACCCAGTTGAGCCTCTATGCGCAGTCAATCGCCATAGAGATGATTCCTGCAATATCCGACTTCGCAGAGGCATCGAAGGATCTGATCAGGGAGATCACTGGAATTGGAGGCGCAGCTGATTCTTTGAAGGACAACAATTCTGTTGCCGGATTTGCTGATGAAGCCGCAATACAACTGGCGAGGCTGGTTGACCTGCTGAGGATCGTCGGAAGAGGCTTCGCATTCCTGGGCGGAGGATTGGGAGCGAATGCCGCAATCATCTCTGCGGTCAGCAAAGGCGAGATAGGTATAGCCATAAGCATCGCCAAGGATTCGTTCCGAGAGTACGAGAAACTCACTGCCGACTTTGAGAGTCTCGCTGACAGGACAGAGGCGAGGATAAGAGCTCGAATCAGCGGTTCAGCTCCAGGCGGTGCTTCTGGTTCGTGGGGTTGGGAAACTGAACCGACCTTTCCTCCATTCGCGTCTGCGCCGCGGACCAAGGACGGAAGACCGAGACTGAACTACGAAGGTGCGAACACTCCAGACAAGGCGGCGAAGGCAGAAGCCGAAGCAGCAGCCAGGGCTCAGCTGTCCTTCGATCTCGACCAGATCAAGAAGGCATCCGAGGCCGTCACGAACGCCTACGCCAATGGCGAGAAGATGCTCGAGGCGTTACATCAGGCCGGACTCGTCGAGGATCGGGACTACTACGCTGCAAAGCGCGCCTACCTGATCGCCAACGAGTCCGAGCAGGAACAGGCGCTGCAGACCGAGATCGGCCGTCTAGAGGCCGAGAAACTCGTCGGCAAGGATCGGATCGACAACGAACGCAAGATTGCCGACGCACGCGCCAGGCTGTCAAAGATCCAGGCCAACTCCGCTGCCGAGATAGACGTCTTGAAGGTCAAGGAGACGTCGGCGCTCAAGGCTATCGAGCAGGGATACCGGGATGCCGAAGCCGCGGCACAGGACTATCTGGACACGATCCGCCGCGGTAATGCTCGCGAGCTGGCAGGGTTCGGCGTCGGCACTCAGGAACGGGAACGGATGGCCGGCCGCGCGCAGATCGAGGACCGCTACAGCGAGCAGAGGAACAGGCTGGAGAGGTCGCGCAGGGATGCGGAGTTCGCCGGGACGTTCGGACCGGAAGCACAGAAGAAGTACGACGCTGAACTGGATCGCATCCGCAGATTCCAGGCGCTCGCGCTGTCGGAGTACGACGACTTCTATGCACAGCGGTTGGCGGCCGAGTCGAACTTCGTCAACGGCGCGAACGACGCCTTCGCCAACTACATCAGCGAAGCGTCGAAGACCGCCAAGATGACGGAGGACTTGTTCACCAACGCGTTCAAAGGCATGGAAGACGCGCTCGTCACCTTCATCACCACCGGTAAACTCAACTTCACCTCGCTTGCCAACCAGATCGTCGCTGACATCGTCAGGATAATTGTCAAGCAGCAGATCAGCAACGCAATGGGCGTCGCTGGTGGCGCTGGCGGAAGCGGGTGGGCCGGACTCGCTGTGTCCGCCATCGGTGCGATGTTCGGAAGTGGTGCTTCGTCCAGCGTCCCGACTTACACCGCGGCATCGGGATGGACGAATGTCCTGGGCGGCCGAGCAGGTGGTGGTCCTGTCAAGGCCGGCGGCCTATACCGTGTCAACGAGAACGGGCCTGAGCTGCTGACAGTCGGGAACAAGCAGTACCTGATGAACGGCCCGCAGGCCGGCACGGTCACGCCGACAGGCAGTGCCGATCGCTCCGTGAGCGTCGTCAACAACTTCACCATCACCGGACCTGTAGATAGCCGAACGCAGCAACAAGTGGCGTTGCAGGCCGGCAGGGCAGTCCAACGTGCCGCAGCGAGGTTCGCATGACGTTCCTTGACGCCAGGCTCGACAGCAGGATCACCCAGGGCGCAAAGTCGATCGTGCGCGCCAGTCGCACGAAGATCTACACGCAGAGCGGCAAGCTGACGCAGCGGTTCAACTGGGCCACGGCACGCCATGAGATGGACGTCAGCCACGGCGTCCGCACAAAGGCCGACTACCAGACGCTGCTGGACTTCTGGTACGTCGTAATGGGTGGCGCCTACGAAGGATTCCGCGTCCGAGACTGGCGAGACTACCAGGCGACGCAGGTGAACAGCAAACTGACGTTCATCACCGGCACGACGTGGCAATTGCAACGGAAGCACACCGCAGGTGCTGTCTCTTACCTGCGTGACATCAAGAAGCCTGTCGCCTCGACCGTCATCGTCTATCGGACGAAGTCTGCTGTGGTGAGTACCGCGTCGGCGAGCATCGACTACACCACTGGGATCGCGGATATCACCGGCCACACGGCAGGCGATACGTACACGTGGGAGGGCGAGTTCGATATCCCGATGTGCTTCGTCGACGACGAGTGGGCGGGCGATCTGGAAGTCAACCTGCAGAACCTGCACGTCGTCTCGCAGTCGATCATGCTCGAGGAACTTCGGCTGTGAAGGCGATAGATGCCGGGCTGCTGGCAACGTACCAGAGCACCACTCCGACGATTGCCGTCTGCGTAACGATCACGCGGAAGGACGCGCAGGTATTCCGGTGGATAGGACACGACAAGGATCTGGTCGTCTCCGGACAGACATATCTCGCCGCGCCAGGCGTGCAACTGTCGGCACTCGTGAGCAGCGAAGGCTTCGCTGTGGACAACGCTGAGATCACGATTCTCGAGGATGCCGACATCACCCGCGCGGACATCCTCGCCGGAATCTGGGATGGCGCCGCGATGGAGATTGCAGAGGTTGACTGGAAGGCCGCTACTCCGGTCAAGAACGTCATCAAGGTAGGCAATCTCGGGAACGTCATCGCAAAGCGCGGGCATAGTACCGTCGAGTTCCGCGATCTGCGCCAGGCCATCCAGTCTCGGCACGAGACAATAATGCAGCCTACGTGCCGCTACCGACTCGGCGACGCCATGTGTACCGTCGTGCTATCTGAGAGCGATGGCCTCACGGTATCCGGCACGGTGGATAGCAGCGCCGACCAGTACACGGTGACTGATACGTCTCGCCTAGAGGCAGATGACTACTTCGGTGAAGGCACCTTCACGTTCACCAGTGGCCTGAACTCCGGCCTAAGCCAGAAGATCAAGACGTTCTCGGCCGGAGTGTTCGTCTTCTGGCAGCAGTTCATCTATCCGATCAACGTCGGGACAGACGTCGACACTTACACGGCAACGGCTGGTTGCAGGCTCAGATTCCAAGAGGACTGCATCACGAAGTTCGACAACGCCGTTAACTTCGGCGGCGAGCCGAACAAGCGAAACCCAGATCAGTTGGTGGCTCCGGCATGAGTAACATTCGACAGCAAATTGTCGAAGAGGCGCGCACCTGGATAGGGACGCCATTTGTCCATCAACATCGCACGAAAGGCGTCGCGGTTGACTGCGCGGGATTGGTGATCGGAGTGGCGCGCAGTCTCGGGCTCGTTCCTGCCGACTTCGACTTTCAGGGCTACTCAAGACTCCCTGATGCAACGTCGCTTGTCGAGATATGCGATCAGTTCATGGAGCGTATCGGGCGAGACCAGATGCAGAGTGGAGACTTGCTTGCAGTTCGGTTCGATCAGCACCCGCAGCACTTCGGCCTGCTCGCTGACTATCCTTTGGGCGGCCTATCGATCATTCACGCCGCATCGCGGTACGGCCGAGTCTTGGAGACGCGGCTCATCTTCGGCACTTCCCCGCTGGCGATGAAGTTCGTCACAGCCTACCGTCTGCCGGGAGTTGTCTGATGGCGCAACTGGCACTTGGCGTTGTCGGTGCGGTCATCGGCTTCTATGCCGGTGGTCCGGTGGGTGCGCAGGTCGGGTTCGCCGCCGGATCAGCGATCGGTGCGATTGCATTCGCTCCTGAACAAGACATCCCTAAAGTCTCCGACCTCAAGGCCCCGCAGATCCAATATGGAACCCCGATACCGCGTCTGTATGGAAGCAACCGGACCAGCGGATCGGTAGCGTGGTTCTCCGACAAGCGTGTCCTCGCCGGTGACAACGGAGGCAAAGGAAGTCCTTCGCCACCGACTGCTGACGCAGCCGAGATCGACGTGCTGTACCTGCTGGCGATCGACAGCGAAGTGGTGGCTGTCACGCGAATCTGGCGCAATGGCGAACTGATCTGGAGCCGCAGATCGGACAGTGATTTCGACACCTTAGTCGCCAGCGCAGAAACGACGGCGTGGACCGACATGACGTTTCTCGACGGCAATCCCGCTCAGATGCCGAATCCAGTCATAGAGGCGACCGATGGAGTCGGAAATGTCACGGCCTACCGTGGCAGAACCGGAGTTCTATTCGAGGGGCTGTACCTTGGAAACAGCGGGCAACTCCCATTAATGGAGTTCGAGTGCTGCACCGCTGGAACGGTAGGGGCGAGTGAAGTCGTCAGAGATGCTCTCGTCTTGTATCCGTGGGAAGGCGCTCGTCCTGTCCACGACGGTCCGATGCAATACGCTGCGCCG